AGCGACGAAGCTGAAGTATTACAGAAAGCTAATGATCTTTCAGATAATCGCGTTCGTCTATGGGATCGTATGTTCTTGCTTGAGAAAGAAATCAAATTCTTTCACGACAACGAAAACTGTCCTACCTGTAAGCAGGGTATCGCGCATGACTTCAAAGAGTCGGCGGTAAGTAACAAGAATGCTACTCTAGTTTCTATCAAAGAAGAACTAGAAATTATCGACGGCGAGCAGACTCAAGTGACTGCTCGTCTTGATAATATCAAACAAACTCGTCAAGCGATGATTAAAGCAAACGAACAAATCAAAGTAGTGACGGCTCAAATTGAATCTGAGAAACGAAACTACAAAGCACTAGAAACTGAAAATGCTTCTTTGTCCGTAGAACAAGATACAACCGAGTCGACTGCTACGTTGCTTGCGTTGAAAGAAGAACTGGCTGAGATCGAAGCTAAACGTGAGATGCTATCAAAACGAAACGCTGTTCTGTCTGCTGCTTCTGCTCTACTCAAAGACGGTGGCATCAAGACAAAGATTATCCGTCAGTATATTCCTATCATGAATAAACTGATTAACAAGTATCTGGCTGCGATGGACTTCTTCGTTCACTTTGAGTTGGACGAACAGTTTAATGAAAAGATTAAGTCGCGCTTCCGTGATGAGTTCTCGTACAACTCGTTCTCCGAGGGTGAGAAGATGCGAATCAATCTGGCTGTATTGTTCACTTGGCGTGCTATCGCTAAGATGAGAAACTCAGCAACCACAAACCTGCTGATTATGGACGAAGTGTTTGACAGTTCGCTTGACGGTGTTGGTACAGACGAGTTCCTAAAGATTCTAAATAATCTCACTGCGGATAATAACACATTCATTATCTCGCACAAAGGCGATGCTCTATACGACAAGTTCCATAGCATCATTAAGTTTGAGAAACAAGGCAATTTCAGTCGCATCGCATAATTTTACTAATTGCCCAAAATAGGATATAATATTATTATGAAAGTAGGATTTACCGCTTCAGCTTTTGACCTGCTACACGCAGGTCATGTTGCTATGTTAGAAGAAGCAAAAGAGAACTGTGATTGGTTGATTGCTGGTCTTCAAACTGACCCGACTATCGATCGCCCAGAAAAGAACAAACCAATACAAACTGTCACCGAAAGATTCATTCAACTTCGTGCATGCAAGTTCGTAGACGAAATCTATGTTTATGCTACCGAAGCTGACTTGATGGATTTGTTGGCAATCCTGCCGATTGATGTTCGTATTATCGGTTCTGATTACATTGAGAAAGAATTTACTGGTAAACAGTTCTGTATTGACAATAACATTGAGATTTATTATAATCGCCGAAGCCATAAACTAAGCACAAGTGAATTAAGATCTAGACTTAAAGGTTAATTATGAAAATTATGGTTGCGATGCACACCTTCAATAACTTTGGTGGCATCATTGCTCACAACGAACAACTAATCGCTGGCTTGAAAGAACTGGGTCATGATGTTACGTTCGCTTATCTCAAACCATCCGCTCAATCCCCACGACCTGTAAACACCACCGATCTGCCAGAAGGCTATGAGTTTGGTGCTGGTACAGGTCTTCCTGTTCATCAAGGAAAGGGATGGAATGCGCCATACTATTCGTTCAAGAATCAAGATTGTATTGACCGCTTCGTAGCTGATGCTAACAAACATGACATATTGATTTGGCAATCCATCTTTGGCTTCAAGAACAGCGAAACTGAATTGTTTACTGCGTGGAAGCCGATGATAGAAAACGTCAACGCTAAACAACTTGTTGTTATTCATGACGGTAATCTAAAGAAGCTATACAGCTGGATCTATAAGTTTAGTCATAAGTTTGCTGGTCTAGCGTGTGTGCATCCGAGTGCATACAAACAAGCTGAGTTTATGCCAGTTCCGAGAAATCTTATTCTCAATCCACAGGATGTCGAGAACAGACCAATTGCTCCAGAGTTCTCTTCACTAAAGCGACAGATTCTTTCGCTACAAACATTCAAACGTTGGAAGCGAGTTGATGACCTAGTTAAGTCTGTGCCATATATCTGCGCAGAAAAGATTATCATTGCTGGTGATGGTATCGAAAGAAACTATATGACGTCGCCAGACAAATGTAAAGAAGAGTATTTCTGTACTGCTGAGTCGGATCCAGATGCTACAACTGATATGGTTGGTAACAAGATCTGGGATAACGCTACGAAAACTGGTAGAATGGATTATATCGGTTTTATTACAGAAGCCAAACGCGACGCTATTCTTTCTGAATCTAAATTCCTAATCGACACCTCTTGGTCTAACACATACGGCGAACACTTCAATCGTGTTGTGATTGATGCTATCCGCGCTGGTGTCGTTCCTATCGCTAGAAACTTTGGTGTTTCCGAACGCGAGGATGGTGTTGGTATGCTACTTAAACCAAACATGAATTACCTAATGATTCCGCACGATGCAACCCCGAAACAGTTCGGAAATCTAGTAAACGATTTTCTAAATATATCCGAGGAAGAATATAATCGTATTCGCGAAAATAATTATAAACTTCTCAAGAAGTTTTCTCGCAAGAGAATTGCGCAACAATATATTGATTTAGCATTAGGAAATCCTGGCGGAGAGATGCCAGAGAACAAAGTTGGTTCTTTGAGTGTTGACCCGAAAGTACAACCTGTCGCAGATAAAATATGGGAAGAACACTTCGAACCTGTTGCTGTTAGCACCCTAGAAGATTTCTTTACTTAATGCTTAAATTATGGTATAATACAATTTTGAATCGGAGAATATATGACTAAAATAATTACAGCTGACAAGTGGCTTAATTGCGAACACTTGTTGGGTACGTTCCTAGACGAATCACACTACGATCTTCTGATTGAAGAAGATTGTGATTTCTATGTTCCAAATAATACGTTGTTCCCAGGAAATGGCGAACACAACATCGCATTCAAATTCCGTAAGGGAGTTTACACCGCCGAAGAACAACTTGGCGCATACGAAGGACTAATCAAGGGTGCTACTGAAAGTCAGAATCGTGGACTTGCAGCAGGACCAAAAACTGATACATGCGGTGGTCGCGACTGGGTGACTGATTGGCAAACTGCAGTGCTTGACGCAATGTCGCATCCATCAGCCACACTCGATGGTTCTGACCCAGTACAGACGTTGATTGCTGAGAAAGCCAGCTTCAAAGCTGAGTCAACTCGTGGTCTGGTTTGGCTACGCAACAAGATTACTGCTCGTCTAGAACCAAACGAAGAATACGAAGGTTTCTTTGACACTTGGTTAGCCAAGACAGTCAAGCTATCTAAAGAAGAACAAGTCAAGCAAGCCAAAGAAATGGCTGACTGTATTTCTGGCACGACCTACGCTACTGTTGTCAACTCAGGTATCGCTGGTTTCTTTGACCGTTATCCGCGCATCCCTTATGGTCGTATCTGCGCCTACAACTGGAAACATCCAGAACTGTTTGAGAAAGCATTTCCATACTTCCGTAAGCTAGATAAGTTCTTCAAAAATCTATTACCACAACGCTATGGCGTTCAGAAAGAATATTCTGACAGGCTAGACAAGCGTTTCCGTGTCGCTGAAGATACTGTCTTTACCACGATTACTATTAACAAGAATTTCCGTACTGCCGCACATCGAGATGCTGGCGATCTTGGACCAGGATTCTCTAACCTTGGTGTCGTTACCAATGGCAAAGACTATCGCGGTGGCTATTTGGTATTGCCAGAGTTCCGAGTAGCTGTAAATATCCGCCCAGGAGATGTGTTGCTTATTGCTAACCACACAGCAATCCACGGTAATACGGAAATTCTACCACCAGACGACAACTGCTGTATGGACTGCGTTGAGCGTATGTCTATCGTCTGTTACTTCCGTGAGAACATGAAAGAACTTGGCTCGTGGGAATATGAAACTCTGCGTCGTGACTTCGTAGAAGCGCGTCGTCTAAACCAAGACCATCCTGAATGGCGTCCACTTTGGAACGGTGTATCACCTAACATGTGGGAAAGCAAAGAGTGGTATAAGTTTATCGAAGGAATGCCAGACAAAGATGGTAAAGATATGCTTGCTAGATATCACCCAGAAGCACTTGAAACTAAACCAACTTCTCTCGAGGCATTCTTCGCATGAAAGATGTAACAAGTTATAAAGGTGTAATACATGCTCTAGTGAAGGATACTGACCCTATCCTCTCACAAGAGATGCCAAGATTTGATTTTGATAATCCAACCATCGACCCGATTCAACTAGCATACGATCTAGTTGAATCTATGCGCCACCATGGTGGTATTGGTCTTTCTGCTAATCAGATCGGCTTGCCATACAGAGTATTTGCGATGGAAGCTGTTCCTGCTCTTGTTTGTTTCAATCCTAAATTGATTGACGAATCTAGCGAGGAAATTATGTTAGAAGAGGGGTGTTTGTCTTTCCCTGGACTTGGTATCAAAATTAAACGAGCGCGTCACATCAAAGTTCGTTATGCTGAACCGAGTGGCGAAATAATGACAAGAAAGTTTACTGGCATGGCTGCTCGTTGCTTTCTCCACGAATTAGACCATATGAATGGAACTAAGTATATTGACCGAGCTTCTTTCGTCCAGAAAGAACTCGCATTGAAACGCCAGAAGAAACTGGCAAAATTGAAGAGGATATTAAAATGAGTGTAGAAGTAATTAAATTGACTACTGGCGAAGAAATCATTTCTGAGCTGGAAGATAAGGGCGACTCTGTAGAGTTGACCAATGCTATGTTGGTTGCTGTAAATGATGGTCGTCTAGTGTTCATCCCTTACATGCAGTACACATCTGCTGCTAAGTTTGTTACCATCGATAAGAAGCATATTATGTTTATTGTCACGCCAGTCGAATCATTGATTGACGATTTTGAGAATGCTACTGCTAAGGTCACCAAACCTCGCAAGAGCATCGTATCATCGGTGCCGTGATGGAAGTCAAACTAGTAAAACTAATTACAGGCGAAGATATTATTTGCGAACTTGAAATGACTGATGTTCAAGTAGCACATAATCCATACTCGCTTGCCATGCACCCAGATAAAGGGTTGGTCTTGATGAAGTTCTCGCCGTATGCTATCACTGAAAAAGTATATTTCGAGAAATCTTCCATCCTATGCATTCTTGACCCACAAGAACCACTAGTCAATCACTACAAAGAATTGACTGGTAAAATCATCACACCAAAACAAGGAATCATTGTATAATGGAGATTAAAGTAGAAATTGAAGAATTGCGCAAGCGTAAACTGTTTGTCGCAACACCTATGTACGGCGGACAATGCCACGGTACTTACTGTCGTTCTGTTGCTGACTTGACTGCTATGTGCGTCAAGTATGGTATCGAGATGCGCGTTTACTATCTGTTCAATGAATCGCTGATTACTCGCGCTCGTAACTATTGCGTTGATGAGTTCTTACGTTCTGATTCAACTCACATGATGTTTATCGACTCGGATATCGGATTCAACCCTAACGACGTTCTGTCGTTGCTTGCATTGCAGGATGATGAATCTCCGTATGATATCATCGGTGGTCCATATCCTAAGAAATGTATCTCTTGGGAAAAGATCGTACAAGCTGTCAACAAAGGTGTAGGCGACGAGAATCCTAACGAACTTGAAAAGTACGTTGGTGACTTTGTGTTCAATCCAATCGTTGATGCTGGCCAAACTGAAATCAAACTAAATGAACCAGCAAAGGTTCTTGAAATCGGAACTGGCTTCATGATGATTAAGCGCAAAGTGTTCGATGAATACAAAGCTGCTTATCCGCAATACAGCTACAAACCAGACCACGTTCGCACTGCTGCGTTTGATGGTACTCGTGAAATCCATGCTTACTTCGACTGCATCATCGATCCTGCGACGAAGCGTTATTTGTCGGAAGACTACATGTTCTGTCAGAATGTAATCAAGATGGGCGGAACAATCTGGCTATGTCCGTGGATGGAACTACAACACACTGGTACTTACACCTTTGGTGGTTCGCTGTCTGCTCTTGCTTCTATCGGTGCTTCTGCAACTGCGGATACTGGTTTAATTAACAAGCAAAAACAAGCAGAAAAGAAGAAGAAGTAATTTTACTAACAAACAACTTTAGAGTATAATATAATGATTGAAGCTGACCGTGTAAAACTCAAGAAAGTTCTTGATGACGTTTCCAATATGATGACTATGGTTGAGGCAGAGCGATCTGCCATCAACGAAGCCATTAATGAAGCAAGTAAAAACTTTAACATTGATAAGAAGGTCTTGCGCAAAATTGCCAAGACCTATCATAAACAAAACTTCAATGACGAAGTAGCAACAAATGAGACATTCGTAGAAGTTTACGAACAATTGACCAAACAAGGATAATATTATGAAGATCTCAAGCCAAACCCTTTCCATTCTGAAGAACTTTTCTTCTATCAATGGAAACATCCTAGTTCGTGCAGGTTCAACACTGTCGACTATCTCACCGCAGAAAAATATTCTAGCTTCTGCTGTCGTTTCTGAAAACTTCCCGACCAGCTTCGCGATCTATGACCTCGGTCAGTTCCTTGGTGCTGTCAGCTTGTTCGAAGATCCTGACTTTGACTTTACTGACAAGTTCGTCACCATCTCTAGCGGTAAGCGTAGCATCAAGTATTGGTTCGCCGAGCCAAGCATGATTCTTGCTGCTCCTGAGAAGAAGCTACAACTTCCTACCGAAGAAGTTGTGTTTGATGCGTCTGCCTCTAACATCAGCGAAGTGTTGAAAGCTGCGAGCGTCCTTCAGGCTCCAGAAATCGCTGTTGTTTCTGATGGTTCAACCCAGACCAAGCTGGTTGCTACCAACGTCAAGAACGATACTTCTAACGAATATCACGTTGATGTTGCAGTTACCAACGAAGCAAAGTTCCGTATGGTATTCAAGTCTGAGAACTTGAAGCTAATCAGCGGTGACTATAAAGTATCCATCTCTTCGAAAGGTATGGGTAAGTTCGCCAACGAAAAGGCTGGACTTGAATACTTCATCGCAACAGAAAGCAGCTCAAAATACGGTCAATGATTCTAAACGATCGCCCACTCATCAAAGTAATTGACAACTTCCTGACTAAGGAAGTTTGTCAAGATATCATAAATGAAGCAACTCCATTGTTGGAGCCTTCTAAGATATCGGGCGGTGAATCTGGATATCGTACAAGCAAGAGTACATGGTTATCGCATACGCATAGCCATGCTACTGTGTCCTTACTTGAAGCTGTTACCAAAGTAGCAAATGTTGGTTTAGAGTATTGCGAACCGATCTCTATCATTAAATATGAATCGGGTGAAGAATACAAGAAACATGTAGACTTCAACACTCTATCCACCAACATTCGAGTTGCGACTGTAATCATTTACTTAAATGATGTTTCGTCTGGCGGTTTAACTTCCTTTCCGAAATTAAACTATTCAGTAAAGCCTGTTTGTGGCAGAGCATCATACTTTAGATATGATTACAAAGACGAAGAAACAAATATGAAAACACTCCACGTTGGTGAACCACCGACTGATGGAGAAATTAAATGGATTGCCACTGTATGGATTCATGAAAAACCATACAAGAGGATTATATGATGAAGGAATTATATTATGATGAAAGACGACTTTCTTTGGGTCGAGAAGTATCGCCCACACAAGATTGAAGATTGCATTCTGCCAGAAAGTCTGAAGTCGACTTTCTCAGAATTTGTAAAACAGGGTAGCATCCCTAACCTGTTGCTGACTGGTTCGCAAGGAACTGGTAAAACCACCGTCGCTCGTGCGATGTGTGAAGAACTCGGACTTGACTATATCGAAATCAATGGTTCTATGAACGGTGGTATCGATACTCTACGCACCGAGATTAAGAACTTCGCTTCTACTATTTCGTTTACAGGTACTCGCAAGATGGTTATCCTCGATGAGGCAGACTATCTAAATGCGCAGTCAACTCAGCCAGCTCTTCGCAACTTCATGGAAGAGTTCTCTAAGAACTGCGGATTCATTCTGACCTGTAACTTCAAGAATCGTATCATTGAACCGCTACATTCGCGTTGTTCAGTAATTGAATTCAAAATCCCATCTAGCCAGAAGCCGAAACTGGCAGCTCAGTTCCATAAGCGTGCTTGTGGTATCCTAGAGCAAGAAGGAGTCGAGTTTGACAAGGCTGTTGTTGCCGAAGTCGTAACCAAGCACTTCCCAGACTGGCGTCGAGTTCTAAATGAGCTTCAGCGTTATAGTGCTACAGGTAAAATCGACAGCGGTATCCTCGCTAATCTCGGCGAAGAAAACTTCAAGGGTCTTGTTGACTTGCTGAAGAACAAGCGGTTCAATGATATGCGCAAGTGGGTTTCCGAAAATCTAGACACCGAGCCAACTGCGTTCTTTCGCAAGTTCTATGACATGGCTTCAACCTATATGAAGCCAAACAGCATCCCGCAACTGGTTCTGTTGCTAGGTCGCTATCAGTATCAGTCAGCGTTCGTTGCCGACCAAGAAATCAATACGGTCGCATTCCTAACTGAAGTTATGGTCGAAGCCGAGTGGGTGTAACATGTCAAATCCATTCGATTACACCAACAGCATCACCTATACTAAGAAGAACCTGATTCGTGACACCGAGAACCCAGAACTAGCTGAGAAGCAATATAACGCATTCCTAACCAACCGAGGTCTTTCCTACTTTCCTGACACCATCATGTACGCAAATGATATGAACATGCGCCCAGAGCTGGGTGGTCTGCTTCAGTATGAGTATTTACTAAATAGTGTGCGGAAGAGTAAAAGATTTTCGAAGTGGGCTAAAGCTAGTAAGGATGAAATTGTCATGCAACTCGCAGAATATTATGGTTGCAGTGTTCAGAAAGCAAAAGATATCTCTACAGTATTAACCACCGAGCAAGTTGACCTTATATTACAAAAACTACAAAAAGGTGGAAATACAAAATGACTTCATTAGATACGTTTGTCGAAGTGAAGCTACATCAGGAAGATGATTTTCTAAAAGTTAAGGAAACATTAACTAGAGTAGGTGTTGCTTCAGAGAAAAACAAAACCTTATATCAGTCATGCCATATACTACATAAACGTGGTAAGTATTACATCGTGCACTTCAAAGAACTTTTCGCATTAGACGGAAAGCCATCATCACTAGATGACGAAGATCTTGCGCGTAGAAATACTATTGCGAACTTGTTGGCTGATTGGGGTTTAATTGAATTAGTGAATCCTAAGATGAGCGAAGAAAACCAAGCTCCGATGAAATTCATTAAGGTGATTCCTTACAAAGAAAAGCATGAGTGGGAATTGATTAGCAAATACAAAATTGGGAAGAAGTTTTAATATGACTGACAAATTTTATAATGGAAGAAAAGAACAGCTGAGTAACTTTGAAGATGTTGGTGTGTTTATGCATACCTTCGGTCAAGAAGTTAAGTACAAAGCTGAGTTCCCATCGAAAGATATCTGCAAACTGAGAGTTGAATTGATTGCAGAGGAACTGGGCGAATTGAAGGAAGCAATTCGTGACAAGGATATTGTCGAAGTTGCTGATGCGCTGACCGATTTGCTATACGTGGTGTATGGTGCAGGTCACGCATTTGGTATTGACTTAGATAAATGTTTTAACGAGGTGCATCGTTCTAACATGTCTAAGCTAGGATTGGACGGGAAGCCAATATACAGGGAGGATGGTAAAATCCTAAAAGGACAAAACTATTTTGATCCCGATTTAATTACAATTGTACAAGGTGATAATAATGGAAAAGAAACCAACGAATAAAGCACAAGCAGCAAAAATTGTTGCAGATGCTATTACTCCAAAGAAGAAAAAGAAGAGATACTATCCTTCTAAGAAATCTCGCGTTCAGGCAATTGCTGCCAAGGGCGATAAGAAAGACAAACTAGACGGTAATCTTGCTTCTGCTAAAACTGCTGAAAAAGCAAAGCCAGAAGCAGTACAACCTGAACTGCCTTTCTTCCGCGAAAACGCAAAACAACCAGAACCAGCATCTTTTGTCTGGGCTGAAGATAAACAACCAACATGGCTACAAAAAGTTGTTGCTTGGTTGACATCAATCGGTAAATAATTTTACTAATTCGCGATTTTATAGTATGATATTGGAGTGGGTGCAATGCCCACTCCAACTTTGGAGAGATTATGAGTAAGAAAGAAAAGCCAGCACAGGGCGACCTTGAGTCAGAGGAATTTGGCACATGCGCTCGCTACAATGCAAATAAAACTCGGTACGACCTAGTACCAACCCATCTTCTTAAATCAACCGCCGATGTTTTTGCTTATGGTGCTAACAAGTATGCGCCATGGAACTGGGCGAAGGGTGGACCGATGAGTCAATACATCGGCTGTGTCAAACGGCATCTTGCTGCGATTGAGATGGGCGACGATATCGACCATGAATCGAAAGCACGACACATCGGTCACGCTGTATGTAATCTAATGATGATGGAACAACTCTTGAATCTAATTGAACAAAACCCAGAACTCGCTCACCTAGACGATCGCCCGACCAAGTGGTTCGAAGGGCAGAAGTATTGATGAAGTTCTACACGTCTGTTGAACAACGAAGAAACGATCTGCTGGTTCGTGGCTATGAAAATGGTAAACGAGTCCAGCGTCGCATCGCATACAAACCTTATCTGTTCGTTCCTACCAAGCAACCCAGTCAGTACAAAACGCTAGACGGCAAGCAAGTTGATAAGATTCAGTTTGACTCTATCGGCGAAGCACGTGACTTTGTCAAACAGTATAAGGATATCTCTTCGTTTGAATACTATGGCATGAACCGTTGGCCATATGTTTACATCAACGATGAGTATCCAGGCGAAATAGACTTTGATGTAAAAGCACTTCGCATAACTTATCTCGATATCGAAACTGATTCGCGCGGTGGCTTCCCTAATCTAAAGACAGCTGACAAAGCTGTAACTGCTATCACTATCAGCGATGGCATCACTTACTATGCTTGGGCACTCAAAGGATTCATCCCGCACAACGAAGACATCGTGTACGTTGAGTGCACTTCAGAAAAAGAAATGCTGATGAAGTTTATTCGCAAATGGCGTGAGCTTGATGCGGATATCGTGACTGGCTGGAACGTAGATGGCTTCGATATTCCGTATCTGTATCAGCGCATTGCTAATGAGATTAACGAAGAAGAAGCCAAGAAGATGTCGCCTTGGAATATGACGGAGTTCCGTACATATTACGACAAGATGGGACGCGAACAGAACATCGTTGAGCTGGTCGGACTTCCAGTTCTTGACTACATTCAGCTGTATCAGAAGTTCACCTACATCAAACAAGAACAGTATTCACTTGACTATATTTCTCAGGTAGAACTCGGTGAGAAGAAAGTTGACTATCGCGAACTAGGTTATACAAACCTAGACGATCTGTATCAGCGCAATCATCAGTTGTACATGGAGTACAACGTCAAAGACGTTTCGCTCGTTGTCAAACTCGAGCAGAAGATGAAGTTTATCGAACAGGCTTGTGCTATTGCGTACGATGCCAAGGTCAACTACGGCGATGCGATGACTTCTGTGTTGCTATGGGATGTCATCATTCACAACTATCTGCGCGACCAAGGTGTCGTGATTCCGATGCAGAGAGATAGTCGCAAAGATGCGCAGATCGCTGGTGCTTTCGTTAAGCATCCTGAAGTCGGTCGCTACAACTGGGTTGTTTCGTTTGACTTGAATAGTCTGTATCCGCATCTAATCATGCAGTATAACATCTCGCCTGAGTGCTTCGTCGAAACGCTAATGGGAATCAGACCAGACTCAGTTCTAAAGAACACCGAGCATTGGCAAGATTCAATCAGCATAGCTAAATCTAAAAACCAAACCATCGCTGGTAATGGTGCAGTATTCTCGCGTGACAAGCAGGGTTTCCTACCTGCGCTCATGAAGAAATACTACGAGGATCGCAAACGATTCAAGAAGATGATGATTGAATGTCAGAAGCAACTACAGAACGACAAAGGCAATCAGGAACTAGAACGTAAGATCGTCCAATATAACAATATGCAGATGGCTAAGAAGATCTCACTTAACTCAGCTTATGGTGCGTTGTCGAATCAATACTTCCGCTTCTATTCAGATGACCTCGCCGAAGCGATTACTCTGTCAGGTCAGGTTTCCATCCAGTGGGCGATGAATCGCATGAACGAATATCTGCGCAAACTGCTCGGAACTGACAAAGACTACGTTATTGCTTCAGATACTGACTCGTTGTATATCGAGATGGAAGATCTGGTAAACAAGTTCGTACCTGATAAGACCACCGCTGAGAAAGTTGACTTCCTAGACCAAGTCTGCGAAGGAAAGATTCAGCCATACATCGATAAGTTCTATGGCGAACTTGCCACAGAAATGAATGCATTCGAACAAGCCATGGCTATGAAACGAGAAGCGATTGCTGAGTCTGCGATCTGGACTGGCGCGAAGCGTTACATCATGTCAGTATGGAACAACGAGGGTGTTGCGTTCAAGGAAGCCAAGTTTAAGATGACAGGCATCGAAGCTGTTCGCTCATCAACTCCTACTATCTGTCGTGGTGCTATCGAAGAAGCAGCCAAGATAATCCTGAAAGGCGACCAATCTGCTTTGTTTGATTACATCGAATCGTTCCGTGATAAGTTTAATGAAGCTAATCCAGCTGACATCGCGCGCAACAGTTCTGTAAAAGAAATGTCGAAGTACAAGTTGGGCGACAAGGGTGTTCCGATGCATGTCAAGGGTGCGCTACAATATAACGATTTCCTGCGCAAACTTAATCTGACTAATAAATACCCAAGGATCTCCGATGGTGACAAGATTAAGTTCGTTTCCTTGGTTGTTCCTAACCCAGCACAATGTGAAGTTATCGCATTCCCAGCTGGATATCTACCGCCAGAGTTTAGGCTCGAAAAGTATATTAATCGCGAAGACCACATAGATGTCGGCTTCCTTACTCCCATAACAACCATTGCTTCTGCTGCAGGTATGAAAACTGAGCAAATAGCAACCCTAGAGGATTTCTTCTCATGAGTACGAATCAATTCGATTTTGACTTTGACTTTGGTTTTTCTACCGTAGCTGCGGATGAGATTCCTAATGAAAAGCTAGGAACAGAGGTTGAGCAACTTCAAGCCCAGCTTGCTGAACAAAAAGCAAAGACAACAGCAGTGATTAACGCAGTCATGCCACTGCTTAACAATCTGGCTAAGAACCCAGAAAACGAATACATCTTGTGGCCAAACCGTGTTGCCAAAATTGATGAGTTCAAAAAGAAGCTATTATCGCTTCAATAATTTTACTAATGCGCTGTAATAGCGTATAATATGACTATATCTATGAGAGGTTTACTATGTCCGCATTGCTTGAAAAACTAAAGAAAAATTCAACTATTAAAGAAACTAATATCCTAGCAGATTCTGTTCTGTTTTCTAAGAAGGATATGATTCCAACCAAAATCCCAGCAATCAACGTCGCGTTGTCTGGTCGCCTTGATGGTGGCATGACTCCTGGTCTGACCGTTTGGGCTGGTCCATCCAAGCACTTCAAAACTGCGTTCACCTTGCTGATGGCAAAGTCCTACATGGACAAATATCCTGATGCTGCGTTGCTGTTCTACGATTCAGAGTTCGGCACACCGCAATCGTACTTTGATTCGTTCGGTATTGATACTTCGCGCGTGATGCATACTCCTATTACTGATATCGAACAGATTAAGTTTGACGTCATGCAACAGATGAATGAATTGAAGCGTGGTGATAAAGTTATCATCGTCGTTGACTCTATCGGTAATCTTGCTTCTAAGAAAGAAGTCGAAGATGCGCTTGATGGTAAGTCGGTCGGTGACATGACTCGTGCCAAGCAACTCAAGTCGTTCTTCCGTATGGTTACACCACATCTGACTCTGAAAGATATTCCGATGATTGTGGTGAATCATATTTACATGGAACAAGGTATGTTCCCGAAAGCTATCGTATCTGGTGGTACAGGTATCTACTATTCCGCTCAGAATATCTACATCGTCGGTCGTCAGCAAGATAAAGATGGTACTGATTTGATTGGCTACAACTTCATTATCAACGTTGAGAAGTCGCGCTATGTTCGCGAGAAGTCGAAGATTCCAGTGACAGTTTCGTTTGATGGTGGTATCTCTACTTGGTCTGGTCTGCTAGATATGGCAACCGAATCAGGTCACGTAGTCAAGCCAAGTAATGGCTGGTACTCGCGCGTCAATACTACAACTGGTGAAGTTGAAGAGAAGAAGTTCCGTATTAAAGATACAGATAGCAAAGAGTTCTGGCTACCAGTACTCGGCGACCCAACTTTCCAAGACTGGATTAAACAAAATTATCAGATCGCTAACGGTGCCATCATGAGTGATGATGAAGTCAGCGAAGTGTTTGATGGAATTGAAGATTAATGATTGAACAACTAATACTGTCGAATCTTGCATTCAACGAAGAGTATAGTCGCAAGGCTCTACCCTTTGTTCGAGAAGAATACTTTGCAGATGATTCCCAGCGACTTGTTTATCAAATCGTAAAGGAATACATCGACAAGTACAACGCGCTTCCTACTCGGGAAGCGTTGGCTATTGACCTGTCTGGTAAAGACGGAGTCAATGGCGTGCGCTTTGAGCAAGCCAAGAAACTAATCGGCGACTTGGCTACCGAAGAACACACAATGGATTGGCTGGTTGACAAGACTGAGAAGTTCTGTCAGGACAAGGCAATCTATAACGCGATTATGCAGTCCATTAAAATTATGGACGACAAAACCGAATCGTCGCGTGGCGCGATTCCGAAGCTTCTTTCGGACGCTCTCGGTGTCAGCTTTGACACTAACATCGGTCACGACTTCCTTGAAGATTATGAATCTCGTTTTGACTTTTATCATCGCAGAGAAGAGCGTATCGAATTTGACTTAGATTACTTGAATCGTATCACTAAAGGTGGACTTCCGAGGAAAACCTTGAACATCATTCTTGCTGGTACAGGTGTGGGTAAGTCCCTCGCTATGTGTAGCTTTGCTTCGGCTAACCTGATTAAAGGTAAGAATGTGCTCTATATTACTATGGAGATGGCAGAAGAGAAGATTGCTGAAAGAATTGACGCAAACTTACTCGATACGAATATTCAAGATCTTGAATCGCTGCCACGCGACACCTATCAAAAGAAAGTTGACCGAGTCCGTCAAAAGACTGTTGGTAAACTAATTGTCAAGGAGTTCCCAACCGCTTCGGCTGGCTCTGGACATTTCCGTCATTTGTTGAACGAGCTTCGTCTAAAGAAGAACTTCGTTCCAGATATTATCTATATCGATTATCTTAACATTTGTTGTTCGTCCAGAATTAAGTCTGGCGCCAATGTCAACAGCTACACTTACATTAAGGCTATCGCTGAAGAACTTCGCGGTCTTGCCGTAGAATTTAATGTACCAGTTGTATCTGCGACCCAAACTACACGAGGTGGATACAGCAACACCGACGTAGGATTGGAAGACACTTCTGAGTCTTTTGGTTTGCCAGCGACCGCTGACTTGATGTTCGCTTTGATTTCATCCGAGCAACTAGAGTCCCTTGGTCAATTGATGATTAAGCAGTTGAAGAACCGTTATAACGATCCGACATTCCACAAACGATTTGTTGTTGGTGTTGACCGCGCAAAGATGCGCCTGTATGACGTCGAACAATCGGCGCAATCCCTAAGCAACGAAGAGGATAAACCTGCGTTCGATAATAGTGAATTCGGAACAAGAATGAAAACTAGCGAAAACAAAGGAAAATTCAAGGAACTTCAGTTCTAATGTAAGTCCTTGATTTATAAGGGTTTTCAACCCACTGATTTTCCTAGCTATTTTAAGACCCTTGCAAGTCATTGATTTGTAAGGGTTTTATTGTTTTATTCAGTGTGCGTTTCGCGGTATAATAGGTGTATCTGAAAGGAGTATCGCTTATGTCCGAACAATCGTTTTACGAATACAACTCATCTAAAGAATATCTCGCGCGTCTAATCGCAACCGAGAATATCAACATTGTCCGCTCGCCCGACTTCGCTACTGCGTCCTTCGATCCGAAGACGCGCACGATGTATATGCCAATCTGGAAAACCAGCGAGGAAGTTTATGACCTGCTGACTATTCACGAGATGGCGCATGCGCTCTATACTCCAGCTGATGGCTGGCACACTGCGGTTGTTAATGACCCGAACCTTAAAGGCTATCTCAATATCATCGAAGATGCTCGCATTGAGAAAACTATCAAGCGTCGTTTCGCTGGCGCATCTAACACTTTCCGCGAGGGTTATGGTCGCCTGAACGAAGACGACTTCTTTGGCATGAAGAAACACAACGTCGATGTCAATACTGCTTCGCTTATTGACCGCATCAATATCTACTACAAACTCGGCTCGCTCGTGCACGTTCCGTTTAACGACGAAGAGCGCGACTGGCTATTCAAAATCGACCAAGCTGAAACTTGGGAAGATGTTGAGCGCATTGCTCGCGAACTGTACGCATACGCTAAGGAACAGGCTCAGACCAACGAAACTGAAATGCTGATGCAGGAAGTTTCTGGTGGTGCTAAAGAAAGCAAAGGCAGTGGTGACGGAATTGAATCAGACGATGAAGATCCGAACGAAGCTACTGGTAAAGATGCTTCAGTTGACGGTATCAGTTCTGTCACTGATAAAGAATACCGCGAACGCATGTTTAACCTCGAGAACAACGCAGCACAGAAAGGTAACAAAGATACCTTTATGAAAGTTGGTAATGTGAATCTGAAAGACTGGGTGATTCCTGCTAAACAATCGCATGCAGTTCTCAACCACGCATTTTCTAACCTTACTTCTGGCATCAACAATTCCACCAACGAAATGTTGGCTCAACAAACTGTCATCGTGAATACGATGGTGAAGGAATTTGAGTCCAAGAAACGCGCAACTTCGTATGCTCGCACTCAGTATTCTAAATCTGGTCGTCTTGATATGAAGAAACTTTCCAAGTATCAGTTGTCAGATGACATCTTCCGTCGCAACATTATCGAACACAAAGGTAAGAACCACTCGATGGTAATGATTGTTGACTGGTCTGGCTCTATGAGCAACCAGCTTATTGACACCGTCATTCAAACTATCAACCTCGCTATGTTCTGTCGCAAGGTTGGTATTCCGTTCTCGGTTCAGATCTTCGCTAATCGCATTCCTAGTTTCTCAACTGGTAAACCGCAAGAGCAAGACGGAGACTACGGTGTACATAATAATGTGACTATGTTTGAGATGCTGTCTTCTGAATCTACTGCTTCTGAATTCAAACAACACATCGCTAACTTCTATGCAATCTCTGTGTACGAGGGTGCCAACTACTGGGACAGCGAGTTGCAAGCCAAATATAGTTGGCTTCCGCGCGACAGCGTTATTCGTGATGGTGACTTTAGTTGTTTCCATCTCAACGGTACTCCGCTGAATGCTGCGCTGTTTATCACCTCTGAGTATGTAAAGCAATTCCGCGCCAAGCACAAGTCTGAAGTCACCAACGTTATTGTTCTGACTGATGGTGAATCTGGTAGCAATCGCAATCTGTGGTGGGGTAGTTCGTATCACATCTTTGATCCGAAAACTGGTGTCACCTATCGAACTGCTCACGACCGCAACTGTGAAACGCATCTGGGTTTTGATTTGATTCGCGACCGCAATCATGGTCGTGTAAACATTATCGGTTATTACATCTCCGACACTCGCTCTGTCTTAAACACTGCGCGTCAGTGGAGCGGTGACTACTCCGCCAAACTCAAGAATGGGTTTGCTGTAATTCATAAAACCAAAACGTTCCGTGCTGACCGTTTCTTCCTCGTGTCTAACAAGAACATTGTTGTCAACGACGAATGGGATTTTGACTTTGATGATTATGTCGTCGGTGGTAAAGAACAGGAACACGATCCGACTGCACCTGTTCCTCCGAAGAAACAAAAAGTTATCAAGAACGAGGAAGCTATCGTCAAAGAAATCAAAAAATCTTTTGCTTCACACTCTCAATCTAAACGAGATAACCGCGTCATTCTGTCGAAATTCATTGATGACATCGCTGCTAAAATTGTATAAGGATAACCATGCGAATCACATCTTGTAAAGTACCAAAGAAACTAAAACCATACACTAGGAAAGCAGTTAAGTTTTTCGTAGACAATATTCCTTCTGATAAGAAGTTTGCGTTTGGTCACGTTCATGTTGAGTTTGTGTCAAGCAACACTCATGCTGAAGCATGGTGCGATCCGCACATTCCAGACCACGGTACTAAACCAGAAGAGTTTAGCATCGAAGTAAACCAGAAGATGTTTAAGAAAGACTTGACTCCGCAACAATATACGGAAATCTTATTCCACGAATTGACTCATGCTTGGCAGTTCGCAACTGGCAAACTTGTAATCAAAAACTATCGTGTAGCAAAGTATGGAAGAAAGAACTATGACCTGAAGGAGTTTGAGTATTTTCTTCAGCCATGGGAAGTTGAAGCATACGGATATCAATACTGTCTGAACCGCTTGTTCTGGGATGTCTGACAGGAGCCGTAGTCTGCTAAGTCATTGATTTCATTAGAACTTTAAGTCATTGATTTTGCTAGATATTATAGAATTACTGTGTATTATTTTACTTCGCAGTCTAATTCAGTTATACTATGTTTGTAAGTTGAAAACCACACCTCTACCAAGGAATATACTATGAAAGTTAATCAAATCGAATTTTTGTCAAAAGCTGCGGAAATGTTTCCGAATAAAACGGAATTCACTCGCGCCGAACTGTCTGCTGTTGAAGAACAATGCGGTCGTTCTTATGGGTTTATCGCTAACGATAAATCTCTGCGTGTCGGTCGCGGTACTTACATGCTTCCGAGTATGCACCTCGCTGTCAACAACACTCAGCCTGTGAAAGTTCCGATGAGTATCGCGAAACAAGAAGAACTCAAACGCGCAGCCAAAGTGACTGCTCCTGTCGTTGAGAATATCGTTCACACTGAACGTCGTGTCGCTTCTAATACTTTTGACACCAACGTTCCTGAGAAGAACAAGAACTACGTCAAGTTCGGTCACTATGCTGACCTGAAACGTATCATCGACTCCAACATGTTCTATCCTGTCTTTATTACTGGTCAATCTGGTAATGGTAAGACCGCGATGGTCGAGCAAATCTGTGCCGAACTGAAGCGCGAAATGTATCGCGTCAACTTCACTCCGCTGACCGACGAGTCTGACCTGCTCGGCGACAAGACGCTGGTCGATGGCAACGTCATCTTCGAAGAGGGTGTTGTTATCACTGCTGCCAAACGTGGCGCCATCCTGTTGCTCGACGAAGTTGACTACGCAACCGCGCAAGGCTTTACTGCTCTGCAATCTATTCTCGAAGGTAAACCGTTCCTTAACAAGAAGACTGGTGAGATGGTGTATCCTGTTCCTGGATTCAACGTCATCGCTACTGCGAACACCAAAGGTAAAGGTTCGGAAGACGGTCGTTTCGTTGGTACGCAGTTCCTGAACGAAGCATTCCTTGAGCGATTCTCTATCACCATGGAGCAGGAATATCCGACCAAGAAAACCGAAGCTAACATCCTGACTCAAGAATTCTTTGACACCCTTGGTGACAAGCAAGAAGAGTTCGTCGGCTATCTGACCGACTGGGCTGAAACTATCCGTAAGACTTTCGATGATGGTGGTGCTAACGAAACCATGTCTACTCGTCGTCTGCTTCATATCGCTCGTGCGTATGTGATGTTCAAAGACCGACTGAAAGCTATCAAGCTGTGCGTTGCTCGCTTCGATACTGACACTCGTGACAGCTGGCTTGACCTTTACACCAAGATCGATCCGACCACAAGCAAGAAGAAGCCTGATGCTTCTGCGACTGAACCTAAAGTGGAAACCGCAGAAGACGCTATTGCTTTCTAACTAAATATTGGTAGTGGTACTTGAGCCACCTTCGGGTGGCTCCTTTTTGTTTGGAGAAATTATGATTGGCAAAGGAAACATCTCGGCGAAGATTATCGCTGACTCTATCTCACCTGATGACGTGAGACTCACAACATTCGAACTTGAGTATCCGCGCTTTATTCACGCAGAGTTCATGACGCACCGCCTATTCTCGCGCAATGCTGCGAGTTCTCGTGCCATTCCAGTCAGCAAGATGATTGACTTGGTAGAAAGCAATACAGCCAAACCTATTCACTGGGGCAAGAACCAGCCAGGAATGAGTGCGAAGGAAGAACTAAGCGCAGAAGAAGGAACGATGATTTGGTTGCAGGCTATGAAGTCTGCGGTTGAATATGCTAATCGTTATGCGTTTGCTGGCTATCACAAACAGCTAGTGAATCGCATCCTTGAACCATTTACTATGATTAAAGTTGTTTGTACCGCTACTGAGTTTGACAATTTCTTCTGGCTACGCAATCATCCTGACGCGCAACCAGAGATTCACGAACTAGCTGTTGTGATGTGGGAAGAATACAACAAGAGCAACATTCAGAATATTGGTGCTAATGAATGGCACGTTCCTTACTACGCTGACGGTAAGTGGTCGTTCGATTCAGAGGATACACTAGAAGACGCGCTGGCTATCTCGTCGTCTTGTTGCGCTCAGGTATCCTACCGCAGACTAGATGACTCGCTTGAGAAGGCTCGCGATATCTTTAAGCGTCTGGTAGAATCAAAGCCAGTTCATGCTTCGCCGTTTGAGCATCAGGCTACACCGCTGACGTATGGTATGGCTGGTGATGTTCAAGTGAAAGGAACGACTGGATTTGACAACAAAGGTAATGCTTGGTCTGGCAACTTCCGACAGTGGATACAACACCGTCAATTGATTGAAGACCACACCTGCTGGTCCTACAAAAAGTAACAAAGGGAGCTTCGGCTCCCTTTTTACCTAAATAGATTACGCAAAAAGGAAGATCTATGATTGGATTTAACAAATATCTCGTCGAAGCAAAGAACACACACATGGAACATCTTGAAGATAATGTTCTAAACGGTGGTGTTGATGGAGCAAGACAATCAATTAACTTTCTTCAGTCACTACGCGACATGCTTGCTGGTAATAGCAATGTAAAAGTAAACACCACTGTGAAGTGGGATGGCGCACCTGCTGTATTTGCTGGCATCGATCCTCGTGATGGCAAGTTCTTTGTAGCCAAGAAAGGTATCTTTAACAAGAATCCTAAAGTCTATAAGACACCAGCTGAAGTGCGCGCTGATACATCGGGCGACCTAGCTGATAAACTTGTAACCTGTCTAAAGTATTTACCTGAGTTGGGCATCAAAGGTGTTATCCAAGGTGACCTGATGTTTACTCAGTCAGACTTAAGAACGCAGGAAATTGGCGGTGAATCTTGTGTGACATTTCACCCAAACACTATCGTCTATGCAGTTCCTACCAAAACTAAATTAGCAAAACAGATTCAGAGTGCTAAGATGGGAATCGTCTGGCACACAACTTATACTGGCAGTTCTTTTGAAACAATGAAAGCCAGCTTCGGTAAAAACATTAAAAGTAAATTAAAAGCAAGCAAAAATGTCTGGTTTGATGACGCGACTTATCGCGATGTGACTGGTACAGCTACCATGACGCAAACTGAAACCGAAGAAGTTACAAAGGTTCTTTCTAGGGCTGGTACATTATTTCAAACTATCAAGCCAGCTATTCTAAATGGCTTTGCTAATGATGAAGAACTGCTTATTATGACTAAGACTTTTAACAACAGCAAGATTAGAATGGGTCAACCTATTATTGATAATGGCGCATCTCACGTTCGTGGTCTAGTTCAGTTCATCACCGACAAGTTTCAGAAAGATGAAGACTCAAAGAAAACTGAAGCTGGTAAGCAAGCAGTTCGTGAAAGAAAACAAAGAGTATTAAAGTTCTTCAGCAACAACGATCCTATGGAAATAGCCAAGGTGTTTGACTTGATGAAACTACTCGTCGAAGCCAAGATTGTTATTGTTTCTAAAATGAACAAAGCAGAAGGCATCGGTACATTCTTAAAAACAGCTGTAGGATTTATGGCTACAAGTCAAGAAGGATACGTTGCTATTGATCATACTGGCAAGAACGCAGTCAAAATTGTAGATCGTCTTGAGTTCTCGCGCGCAAACTTCTCACCAGATATACTAAAAGGTTGGCAAAGATGAAAAAGTTTATTCCTTTCTTACTTGAAGAATCTTGTCCTGTTGCTACACAGGATATTCATGTAAACCTAGAAAATCGTCAGCATGCAATCGACGAATACTATTATGGTCCAGCTAATCCTAACGAGCCAGGAAATTACTGGAAAGATGCAGCCAAACGATGGAAGATTGACGAAGCTACTGCCAAAACTATGAAGTGTGGAAATTGTGCTGCGTTTGATGAGTCACCGAAGATGTTAAAGTGTATTGAATCTGGTATTGTCAATGATGTTAAGCACGTTGACGGTGAGAAGACTGTTGATTTAGCAGAGCTGGGTTATTGTAATCTGTTTCACTTCAAGTGTGCTGCCAGTCGATCTTGCACCGCTTGGCTAGTAAATGGACCAATTAAATGAGATTGTTTGAATCAAAGACCGCCAGCCTGACAATATTTGATATTGATGACACGCTATTCACCACAGATACTAAGATCCATATCGTAAAGGGTGGCAAGCGCATCAAGTCGCTGACTCCTGCTGAGTTCAATGTGTATAAAGTAAAGAGCGGAGAGTCACTTGACTTCTCTGACTTTCGCAGTGCCGAGGTGTTTCAGAAAACAGCCAAGCCGATCGCCACGGTGTTTAAGACAGCCAAGTCTATCATCTCGCGATTCAGCGCATTTGCTAACAAGAAGATAGTCATCGTCACTGCTCGCGGCGATCTAGACGACAAGAACGTGTTCCTTGATACATTCAAGAAGTATGGCTTCGATATAAGTAAAGTATATGTTCACCGCGCTGGTAATGTCGGTGGCGCTGACTCAGCCCAAAACAAAAAGGTAGTCATCCGAGAACTAATCAAGGATGGTAAGTATGAAATGGTTCGCCTGTTTGACGACGCCAAATCAAACCTAGATGCACTACACGAACTTGAATCTGAGTTCCCAGAGATGAAATTTGAGACCTTTTATGTTGACCATTCAGGGTCCATCTCAAGGTATAAAACCACTAAATAGTTTCATGTAAGGTGATGGAGAATTGTTATGTCCGACAATAAGGAGAAAACATTTATGACATCGCTAAAAGACATGTTAAGAAATACCTGTACTGGTAAAGATAATCAAACACTAGATCTAGGTCGTTTACTA